TCTGAGTTTAGAATATAAACTCCTCTTTTGACCTTGACACTAGCGAGAGCAAAGCGAAAGCCTCGCATTAATACATTCTACAAAGAAAACCCTATGACTGAAAACATTCCACCAGAACTAAAACCCCTTTCCTTCTTCAAAGACTCTAAAGGTTCTTGGAGAACACAGAGCTTGTTCGTTGAATTTGAAAGACCTCCTCACGTAGCCCTATGGACTCTTGGAGAGGACAACTACGAGCATGAAGACGGAAGGTTCTTCCCTTCCTTACGTAAGATCTATTTGAGTTATAATCACATTCCCGGATATGAACATAAGTTTGTGTCAGAACAGATAGGTAGTTACCCCTTCTGGTTACGACTTAGTAAGAGCAGCTTCATTGCCAAGCATATACAGGAGTGGAGAGAAGAGCTTGAGGTTAAGATTAGAAGTGAATCTATGGAGGCTCTTATTAGACAGAGTAGAGAGCCTAACGGAACTACAGCAGCGAAGTACTTGGCAGATAAAGGATGGGTAGGATCTGGTAGAGGAAGACCTACTAAGAAAGAGAAGGAGGCCTTGTCTAAGGGTGAAACAAGGGAAGCTTCAGAAATATATGATGACTTTAAACGAATTAAATCAGTTAAATAAATAGGAAATTAAATGAGAGCTTTCAACGATAGAGTAAGACCGCACTATGCAAGTGGAACTACAGCTAGCATAGGAGATGTAACCTTAATAACTGGAGTAGCTGGTTCTAGATTTAGAATATTAGGTCTAATAGTTAAGGCCTCCGTCACTCAGGATGTAAAGTTTAAGTCGGGAGCAACTGATCTAATATCCGCTATGCCACTACGTACTGTACTATCTTTAGATCTAACCTTATCTGAGTATGGGTGGATGGAAACCGCAGATGGTGAAGACTTTATTTTTAACCAGAATGCAACAGGCCTTACTTCAGTAATAGTTGTGTACGAATACATTTAAAGGAATATCATGACAGCTACACATGAACCAACACAAGCCCAACTCCTCCTACTTAGGCAATCAATAGACGCATCTACAGAGCCTGTAGTAATACAAGCACTATTAGATAATCAACCAGGAGTAATTCAATCTTGGTATAACTTCACTGTCTCTGATACCTATGTATGGAAGAGTAACCTGACAGAGCATGATATAGTTTCTTTAACATCTGAGACTGATACTACATGGGACTGGGATCTTTACATGGCATTAACGCAAGCACAAAGAGATGCCTGGGCAAGAATATTCAATGGTACATTTTCAATGGATCCATCCATAGCACATACTAGACAGGGTATAGTTTCTATCTTTTCAGGTGCTTCTAATGCTCCACAAAGACAACACTTACTTGCACTAGCTGTGAGAATAGGTACTGAGAAGGATAAAGTGTTTGCATCTGGTGGAGCTGGTACTATAGAATCTCCTCATAATATAGGACTCATCTCAAGTCTTACTACAAACAACGTAATTGATGCCTTAGCCTTGGTGATCTAATGCCCCTAATTAATAAAAAGACAGGTAAAAGAGATTTCATAGCGGAACGTATAGCTGAGAAGCCTGCTAGGAAGAAGGCTCGGGCACAACGTAACAAGGCTCGTAAAGAAGCCGGCCTCAAGATAGGTGACCCACGGGAAGCCGATCATAAGAAGCCTTTATCTGAAGGAGGTAGTAATTCCAAGAAGAACGTAAGGGTGGTTAGTCGAAAGGCTAATGCAAATAAAGAAGTTAAACGTAAACAAAAGAACGCTAAGAAAGGTAAATAAATGAAGACAATATTAATAGCATTAGCATTATCAATGGCACTAACGGGTTGTTTGTTAGATGAAGAACTTGAAGATGGTTATCAGTTTGGTGATGCAACTAAGGGTGTTATGCGTGTAGCGGATACACTACAAGATAAGATCAAGGTCTACTGTGACGAACATGAGAATGACGTTGTTAGAGGTCTTGCCTTAGAACTGATACATAAGAAATTGGGGGCGGTTCCAGAGGAAGGCATCTGCGAACTCGTAGACTAGAATGGATTACTTACAACGAAGTGACTTACATTATAGGAAAGGTTATAAGTATCAGTTAGCTGAGTCTTACTATATTAATACACGTGTATACCCAGACGAAACTATCCACACGGACTTCCTTTCACTGTATAGATCAGGACTAATGATTATACATAAAGGATATGCATGGGATGGAGCTAGTGGCCCTACAATCGACACAGAGAGTACAATGGCTGGTTCCCTAGTACATGATGCTCTTTATCAATTGATGCGCTTAGAATTGATTCCACGTACCTTCCGTTGGCTTGCTGATAGACTAATGCAAAGAATCATGTTATCAGAAGGCATGCACTGGTTCAGGAACAAGTACTTCTTTGCCGGCGTTAAATGGTTTGGAGATGCTTCAACTAGAACTCCTAATCCGATTATAACAATTAAAGCGAAGAATGGCTAAAAGTAAGATTGACGAAATAAGGGAGGATGCAGAAGCTGACCTAGCGACATTCATACGCTTGTTGGCTCCTCACATCCACCTCGGACAGGTACACTATGATCTTATCGAATGGCTCACCCGGAGTGAGTCCCTAGATAATCAATTGGTACTCCTCCCTCGTGGTCATATGAAGAGTAAGGTCGCAGCCTTCATAACGGCATGGTGGTTAACACGAAACCCTGACGAGACTATTCTTTACGTCTCTGCTACAGCAGCATTGGCAGAGGAACAGCTTTATGCAATTAAAGGAATATTAGAAAGCCCTATCTATCGTAGATATTGGCCTACCATGATCCATCCTGATGAAGGCAAGAGGGAGAAATGGGCGGTAGCTGAAATTAAAGTAGATCATCCAAAGAGAAAATCAGAAGCTATTAGAGATCCTTCAATTAAGGCTGTTGGTCTTACAGGTAACATAGCTGGCTTCCATGCTTCCATCGTTGTACTAGATGACGTGGTTGTACCGGGTAATGCATACACCCAGGACGGAAGAGATAAGGTGGCAGCTCTGTACTCTCAGTTAGCTTCTATTGAGAACCCCGGTGCAAGAGAATTAGTAGTTGGTACTAGATATCATCCAGTTGATCTATACAACACGTTAATAGAAATGAGAGAGGTTGTAATACCTGATGAAGGTGAGATTGACGAGGATATTGAAGCACCTGTATATGAACTTTATCAGAAAGTTGTTGAGACTAATGGTGAATACTTATGGCCTAGGAGTAAACGTACTGATGGTAAAGCTTTTGGTTTTGATGCTAAAACACTTGCGAGGATCAAGGCAAAGTATGTAGATTTTGCACAGTTCTATGCACAGTACTACAATAACCCTAATGACAAAGGTGATGCTAGTATTGAGAAGGATAAGTTTCAATACTACGAACGATCACTACTAACCCAAGAAGATGACTACTGGTTCTTTAACGGACTCAAGTTAAACATCTACGCAGCTATCGATTTTGCTTTCTCATTAAGCAAGAAGGCTGATTACTCTTCCATTGTAGTAATTGGAGTTGATTATAAGAACAACTACTATGTCCTTGATATAGATAGGTTTAAGACTAACAAGATAAGCAAGTACTTTGATCAGATAGTCCAGGCCCAGAACAAGTGGGGATTCAGTAAGATGAGGGCAGAGGTTACTGTAGGACAAGCTGCCATTGTAAAGGAACTAAAGACCTCCTACTTCAAGCCTAATGGTACACCCATCTCAATAGATGAGTATAGACCTACTAGACATGATGGAGCAAAGGAAGAAAGGATGACTGCTATCCTCGAACCTAAGTATGACAACATGCAGATATGGCATTATAAGGGTGGTAACTGTGAGATACTAGAACAGGAACTGATACTAAGAAGACCACCACATGATGACGTTAAGGAGTCATTAGCGAACGCAATAGCAATCTCTAAACCTCCTACTAGGCAAGCATCACACTTAGGCCAACCAAATACGATCATATACCACAAGAGATTTGGTGGTTGTAGATAACTAAAGGATAGACATGGTAGATTCAGTAACAGCGTTAAACACATTACTAGAGAAAGATCAGACCCGTGAAGTTAGGGAGTTGGTTGCCCACTATATACGTATTAAACTTCAAAGGGATGTCAAGGAAGAGGAGTGGAAAGAGCTTCGTAATTATACGTTTGCAACAGATACCTCGAATACTTCTAACGATGGTCTGCCATGGAGAAACAAGACTCACTTACCTAAGATAGCACAGATCAGGGATAATCTACATGCACAATATATGGATGCATTATTTCCTAATGAGGACTGGCTTATCTGGGATGGTGAGGATATGGAAGGCGTTAGTATTAAGAAGCGTCGAGTCATTGAGACATACGTAAAGAACAAAGCTAAGAACTCAGGCCTGAAAGAGATAGTCTCTAAGCTTGTGTATGATTATATCGATTATGGCAATTGCTTTGCGAAGGTAGAATGGGTACATGAGAAGCACTTTGATCCATCGTTAAATGAAGATGTGACTACATACATGGGGCCAAAGGTACTACGTATCTCTCCCTATGACATATCGTTCAACCCTACATCAACTTCATTCAGTAAGTCACCTAAGTTCGTTAGACAGCTTAAGAGCATAGGAGAGCTGAAGAAAGAAATCATATCAAAACCTGACCTTAAATATGACCAGACAATACTCAAACAAGTCATGGAGCGTAGAAGTGCCTTACAAGGCTACGACACGGAAGATCTAGATAAAGCTGATGGGTTACTAGCAGATGGCTTCGGAACGATGACAGAGTACCTAGGAAGTGGCTTAGTGGAGATCATTGAGTACACGGGAGATATTTATGACGTAGCTTCTGATACATTGAAAGAAAACAGAATTATTACAATTGTAGACAGAACCTTTGTCTTACGTGATATTCCTAATCCTAATTGGCTAGGTAGTGATGGTGTAGTACACGTAGGCTGGAGAGATCGTCCTGACAACCTATGGGCTATGGGGCCACTAGATAACCTAGTAGGCATGCAGTATCGTATAGATCATTTAGAGAACCTTAAAGCAGATGCATTAGATCAAACCATCTTCCCTCCCGTTGGTATCAAGGGTGATGTTTCTCCTTTCGAGTGGGGGCCAGGGGTTAAGATACACATACCTGAAGATGGAGATATTAAACCCTTCCCACCTAATCCAGCAGCCTTCCAAGTTAATAACGAGATAGCTTTCTTGATGGATACTATGGAAGACATGGCAGGAAGTCCTAAACAGTCAGCCGGCATACGTACCCCAGGTGAGAAGACAGCACTAGAAGTTACTACTTTGGAGAACAATGCGGGACGTATATTCCATGCCAAGACTAGCAAGTTTGAGGTCTTATGTTTAGAAAAGATTATGAACTTGTTCTTAGAGAGTGCTAAAAGAAACTTACTAATCAAGGATGTAATCGGAGTTATAGACGATGACTTAGGTGCTGTAGACTTCGTAGACATTAGTAGAGAAGACATAACTGCTAAAGGGAAGCTAAGACCCATGGGCGCACGTCACTTCCAGGCTAGATCTCTGTTGTTACAGAACTTGAATGGAGTGTTCCAAGGCTCACTAGGAGAGATGCTAAAACCTCATACTTCAGCTAAAGCGTTACAGGTGTTAGTCGAAGAGGTAATGGGATTAACTAAGTTTAAGCTATTCAAAACTAACGTAGGAGTATCAGAACAATTAGAAACACAGAAGATGGTAGAGCAAGGTAAACAGACTCTACAGAAGGAAGCTACAGTTCCTTTAGAAGAAAATCTTATATAAATAATATAATATTACTTGACTTCTTATTAAATATATGTTATAATAGATCTTATATTAATTATATATATTATTAATAATATAACATAGGTATATATGACTAAGAACTTATTAAAAGACTTAGAATCTTATAA